GCGGCTTTGAATCGGTCAGCTACTATTTTCCACTCTTCTACTGCTACCGGCTCTGTTAAAACCCAATAAACATGTAGCCCACGCCCTGAGTCCACTATAAGTGGTTTTGGTAACGTCGTCGTTGCACAAAACTGTTGAAGCTCTTGCAGTGCGACTTTCTTTGTGGGGAACTCTTTTTCTGGCCCACAATCCAAATCTAAGAAAAACGCCTTAACTTTGTCAGCGTCTTCGCCTTTGCGTGTACCCTCTTTCTTATAATTACTTACAGCGAAGTATGTATCCCACCCTTCGCCGTCGTAGTAGTCTGCGGCTTCGGCCAAATCTTCCAGTGAATGAAAGTACGCTTGGCGATGTCTACCTTCGGCCAGACTATTTCTGAAGAGGACGTACACTCCTTCGGGGGGTAACACCCACCTTAAAAATTCTATCGTATTCATATTTGCACCCAATGCCGAAAGACACTATGGCAGGGGTGTCGGCGCACCCTCTTCGGCAATGCCTAGCCATAGTGGAGTGTTATCGGCTTAGTCGTCCCATTCGTCGATAACTGAACTCAGGTCTTCGTCGTCCGAGGGTGCGGGTGCGGACTTCTTAACAACCTTCTTTTTGGGTTCCTCTGTTGCGGCAGAGGTATCTGGCTCATCGCCAAATATGTCATCTGAGTCATCATCTTCTGACTCTGCTTGTGTGCTGGTAGTGTCACTGAACGGATTGTCAGGCTGCGCTACGTACCCCTCTACCACCCCAAACGGTGAGCGAGAAGCCATAGGCTTGTAATCAATTACCTGCACGCCGTTCAAACGTAGGCTTACGCCATTGTCACGCATGTTGTACGGTACAAAAGTAACCGCAAGATTCACAATGCTGCCCGTAGTCAACTGAAAATCTTTTGGTAGCTCGTTGTTCTTAGCATCCACTTGCAGTGGGGGTTTAGTCAGATCAGTGCCGTAAGCACCCTTTAACTTGCCCTTGCCAATATAGTTACCGTCATCGTTTTTCTTAAACGGTAGTGGGAACTTCTCAGGCCAGCTAGTTTCTTTCTTAGCGTCATAGGCCGCTTTCATTGACTTGTACAAAGCCTTTGCTTTTTTCTCAGACATCACAAAAGACATCTCGTATGCCGCACCGTCATCTAGTGGATCACACTTAACAGAACCACCTTTCCCGCCGTTTGCTTTGTTATCAAACTTGTAAGTGGTGTTAATTCTTGGATAGAGAGCTTCGACGTTCTCTAAGGTGTAATACATATCTACTTCAGCCATGTTGGTCTCCTTAACTTAGGCTATTGTGAACCCTTCCGTTTCCGCAAATGGGGAACCACCGTTGACGTTGTGCAAATCCACTTTGAATGCAATTGCCTGTAACGTGTCGTCGTGATCTACCATGAGTCGGACTTCTTCAAGTTCTTTTTCTTCTAGTGGTCGCTGCGGATAGAAAGTCAACTTGGGTACAAAACTACCCGCGTCAAAACCTATCCTAGTGACCACTGCTATTGAGGGCGTTCCATGCCCAGACAAAAATTTGGAGTAAGCCTGTAGTGGCATCCCACCCCCTTGCTCTCTACCAAATATGGAAGAGGCGGGGACTTGTAGCTGATACACTGTATCCAATGCATGTTCTTCAACAACCGCTAGGCGTTGATGAAATCTACAAGCCCTACCCCCTGCGTTCCCCGAACCTCTAATGTTTTGAGTACAGTCTAAACAACGTGCACTCTGCTTCTGATCTTCTGGCACTTCGGGTGCGGGTCTTTGGGTATCGGTTGACCAACATGTAGGTAACTTCTTAGCTCCAGCTACGTAATCGTCTTTGTAATACGAGCGGGATACATCCGCTGCGTTCACTATAACTACGTCTATAAAACTACAGATGTTGTCCTCTAACTGATCTACCAAACCCGTAAACTTGCTACCCTGTATGCTAATTCGATGCACTACAAATCTGCGTCGGGGTCAAACGCTACTGGGTCAAACTCTTCAGAGTCTTCCACTGCAACAGCATCTTCTGTGCCAGTGCGTGCTAAGACAGCTTTTGACACTTCTGCCAATGCAAACCGTTGAGTCTTTCCTACTTTTACATAGGTGTTGAAAGGTATTACCCCATCGCGTACCCATTTACGTGCTGTGGACAAAGATATATCAAAGTGCTTCGCCACTTCTTCAATCGGAACTAACTGCTCCATCATGCTTTCCTCACTGTCACAGCGTACTCCGAATCCACGTTTAGCCCCTTTGGTAACAGCTCTGGGTTTTCTTCTAGAAACCCTTTAACTGCTCCTTGGTGTAAACGCTTCTCTAGGAACTCAGGCACCTCATGCTCCAAGATAAACTTGTGCATGGATTCCCAATCACTTGTCCAATACTTCTGCTTCACAGTACGGTAGAACGTACCAGCATCAGTCTTGACGCTCTTAGCCCCCGTATCTTTCAAGTGATCCAAGAGTGCGCTTTTTATTTTGTTTTGCTGCGCGACTAGCTTATCGTCAGCTTCCCTAAATTCAGCAGATAGACGTTCCCTTTCGCCCTTGATCTTGAGATAAACCCTAGTCAATTTTTCCAAGGTGACACTATCTACTACTTTCGCATCAGCCATGCTTGTGTCCTATTCATTGCCGAGAACTGCAATCTAAAGGTAGCCTATGCGTTAGTCAAGTATTTCCTTGTATAGATCAATAATCTTTGTGTGGGTATCTATTTTGTTGTTAAGTAATGCGTATACACGCTTTTCTACACTAGAGCCTTGTAGTTGCACCACAGTGCATTTGTGATCTTGACCCGCCCTGTGTACACGGGCGTTAGCCTGTGCATAAGTCTCCACAGAACTCGTTGGCCCCCACCAAACTACAGTGTTTGCAGCGGTCAGCGTAACGCCATGTGCGGCGGCTTGTGGTTGAATCACCAGCACTCTAGGGCTGTCTGTCTCTTGAAATTCTTTGAATATGCGCGTGCGGTCTCCTGCTTTTACTGCACCGCTAATTACATCAGTAGGTATGCCATCCGCTCGTAGCTTCTCTGTAAGCAAGTCTATTGTGTGTTTGAACGGTACAAATATCAGAACTTTCTTGCTTGACTCGTCTATTACTTCGCGCAACACCTTATATCGGTGCTTGGTATCAAACTCTATGGTCTCACCAGAATCGGTGTACACAGCGCCAGAACTAATTTGCAGTAGCTTGTTCATATTCACGGCGGCGGTAGCAGCGGTAACGTCCTCTCCAGCCGCTTGCATAATCATCTTCTCTTTCAATTCTTTGTAATACTTTTCTTGCTGGCGCGTTAACGGTATGTCGCGTGTGGTGTAGATCATGTCTGGCAGATCCAGACACTCATCTTTGGTGTAACGTATTGCTGGTTGCAGTGCGTTAAACACTGTATCAGTGGCGTTGGGTTTAGGCACCCATTTGAAGTTGGTTACCTTATACATAACCATATCGCGGAAAGAACCAAAGAACCGTGGCACCCCTTTCGGATTAACAAGTTTGGCTAGCCCATAAGCGTCTACAGGACTTTGTGCAGCGGGTGTACCTGTCAACAACCATAACCATGTGTCTGTAGTAAGTAGTTTGTTAAGAGTTTTCCATCGCTTTGTTTGTGCGTTTTTATAGTGAGTTGCTTCGTCCACAATAATTAAGTCAAACCCACCGTTTGCGATGGCGTCAGCTACTATCTCCACACCGTCATAATTTATTACAACAAACTCTGCGTTACCTGCGATCACCGTAGTACGTTTTTTGGCCGAGCCGTAAGCAATATCCACTGTACGGTGCATGGCAAAGTCAAACAGATCCTTACGCCATGCCGAATCCATAATCGACAGAGGGCAGATAACTAGGACGCGGTTGATTTTGCCTTGGTTGAGTAGAAAGTCTGCCGCCCAGATGGCACTGGCGGTCTTACCTGTGCCTTGTTCGTTGAAACAAAATGCACGTTTGTTGAGTGTAAGAAACCCCGATGTAGTCTTTTGGTGGTCGAACGGTTCGTACTTACCCGTCCACTTGTACTTACCCTCAATGGGGGATGGCGCTTGTATGTTTAAGTTCTTGAGTACGTGTGTTTCATCCACACCCCAGTTAACCACCACTCTGTTTCCTGATAACTCCTTACTCTTGGGTATTACAGTGGTCACTTTTCCCGGGTTTCTAAGGCGTAATAGCAGTGCTTTGTTATCCACAACTTTCATTACGTACCTCTAACCTAGCCATTTGTACCATCGGGTTCCGTTCTTAACATCAATAAGAATGTAACGCTGCTTCACGTTGTAGACTGTCTGCACTGGCACATGAACTTCTTTCGCAACGATCCTAGATGGTACGTTCTTATCTAGCAGAGTAAGTATCTGCATTATCGCTGAGTCTTTTATTGGTTCCCTTCTGTCAGGCATTATTTTTGGTCGCGCGGGTTTCTCTTTTACATCCCATGCCTGTTGCGCTCTGATCGCTGCTAAAAAATTACTCATCATTTGGTCTCCTTATTAGTCCCGCCTGTGGTCATGTGCGGACGGGAACGCACTAGTGAGGTGGCGTACTAAGACCACCCTGACCTATTAGTCCCGCCTTCGACCACGCGGGCGGGGACGCGCTTACCACAAACCCAGTCAACAAAGGAGAAAACCAAGGTCTGTCGGTCTAAACAAGCCCGTCTCTCGGCCACACTGACGGGTAAGTGCTAAACAGGTAGGATATACCTTGGCCTTATCTTGTTCGCTTTGGCCTCTTGCCGTTACGACTTCTATTTTTGCTGGCGCTTTCTACACGAACGCCATCTTTGTTGCTCCCCCCTTTACTGAGCATCCTGTTATGGCTAACGTCTTTCCCCTCACGTTTGTCAGCCCTACCGTCCTTATTCGCATCGCGCCCCGCCTTATCCATAGCGCGTCTAGCACGTTGCCGCTCCATACGAGCTTCATGTGCAGCACTGCCCACTGGTGGGTTCTTCTGCTTCTTGCGATCTGCTTTGTTCTTATACGGCATTAGTTCTTCCCGTTGTGTGGGCACTCTAGCACTGGGCACCATGCTTTACACAGGCCACTTGGGTTAGGGTTCCACGTATCGTTCTCAAAAGCTGTCTCCATATCGTTGTATTTATTCAACCACTTGGCCCACAACTTCGGCTCATCCCCAGTTGCGTAACGATCTCGTATTAAATCGTTACTCACTACAAACAGTAAACCAGCCCGAACAGTCTCTACTTCGGGGTAGTGCTTAAAGGTAGCCATCGCCATAAGTTCTAACTGTCCTTTGTCTGCGTATCTTGCCGACTTACCCGTCTTGTAGTCAATGACCCAAGCCAATTTATCTTCACTATTTAGTATCAGTAAGTCTGCGATACCACGAAACCACACGTTACGTGCGAAGAAACTGCACGCTTCTAGGTCTTCAGTCAGGCCCATCTTTATCTCGCACAGCTTCTCGCCCTTCTTAGCGTTCAGTGCGTCTAACATCTTCTGTGCATAGCTGAATCGTGGGTCTAGTTCACCACCATCACGGATGTAAGTCTCGGCAGCTTCGTGAAAAGCTGTTCCATACAGTGTGGCAGTAGACTCCTTGAACGGGTACTGCTTGAGTATCTTTTCGTGATAGAACTGCTTAGGGCATTGTTCAAATGCCTTAATCTTGCTGAATGACCACGGTGCTATGCTCATCAACTATACGGTCTCTCATTTAATTCACGTAACTCAGTTATAAGTAGTGCCATGAGAGCTTGGTCGAATGTTATATCACTATTGTTTATGGCTTCTTGTAAATATGTCGCATCGTTTATAACGACATCAGCGCTTTCGCATCGCACTATCTTTCGCTGCTCTTCCCGCTCATCGTAACTCATTATTCACAGTCTCCGTATGCTTTAGCCACACCACTCTCACAATCAAGTGGCAGTCCCTTCGCCCACTTGGGCACGTACTTCATACACTTCTCAATGTACTGCTTGGCTTCTTCAGCCTCATCTATAGGCACACACCCAATAACTGAGTCATGCACCGTCAGCACCGCACGATAGCGTCTAGCAATCAACAGCATCTGTTCAGCGATGATACATCGTGCAAGAGCTTGACAGGTGTTCTCTATCACCTTGCCACCGTAGATCCGCGTCCGACCTCGCCGTGTGTTGTAGGTGTACTCTATGCCCCGCTCACCTTGCTCACCCTGTAGATCGTCATAACGCATTAGTAGGTTAGAAGGTAGACGTATGGCGGAACGATCCCCCAATACTTCGACTACGCCCTCTTTACCAAACTCAAGTGTGTTACCACGCTCCATGTAAGCGATCATGTTCTGAGCCTCACGCCACAGGTGATTTATCTTCCAGTTGGCATCACGGTATATACTGATGATCCGTCGCGCTTCGTCAAGGGGTATGTAAGTTCCAAAAGATTCCAATTGTGCTTGAAACTTAACTGCACCCATGCCGTAGCCAGCCCCAAGTATTGTGGTCTTACCCACAAACCGCTGTTGCTTGTCCACTTGGTCTTCTGGTACGTCATAAATTCTTGCAGCCATCTTGACGTAGACATCCTCTTTCTTGCGGAACGCCTTAGTCAGATCATCTTGCCCCGCAAACCACGCCAGTACACGCGCCTCAATCTGCGATGAATCGCAGTCAATGAGTGTGTAGCCATCGGGTGCGGTGATACTTCGCTTCAACATCTTACCGTCAGGCCCACGGCTCGGTAGGTTCTGTAGGTTGATCTTGTCATCCCCACCCCACCGACCAGTGTGCGCT